TTCGCCAAGTTCAAAGAATACTTGCAGGCCAGGGCCCACGATGGTGGCGATTACGTCCAGCATGTGTCCTGGCTGGGGCGCTAATGGCGACTCCGGGTAACGAAGTCCAGCTGCTTGATGCGGGCATCCAGGCGAACGCACCCAGCAAAGGGTCGTTCGCTCTGAACATGTTGTTTCATAACAACTCCTGGCAAGTGCGTCGCGGGTTCGGGCAGGTTACCCAGTTCGACACCCAGATGGCGTCCCCCCTCGCTGGTGCTGCCACTGAGTGGGGCTTCAAGAAGCATCTCGGAAGCCACCTCATCAAGACCAACTTCGGCAACCTCCAGATGCTCAGCATCTTCCTCGCTGACGTAAACACATCTGACACGGGCGGCTCTTTCACCTTCTCTGCGGTCGAGGGCATCTACGTGGTCAGCATCTATGACCTCACGACCAACGAGCGATTCGAGGTGCCGCTCTACACCCACACCAACGAGACGGCGGTATCGGCGAGCTTCAACGACTCCGTGCCGACGACCGTTGGGTCGCGCACAACCACCCAGGTGAACCTCGATGGTGTCGAGGGCATCAATCCGCAGTACCAGACAACCACAAACGCATCGTACGCTGCGTGGCTCAAGGCGAAGGACGAGTTCTTCTACTTCGAGGAGTTCAACGATGTCCTGTATTTCGGGAACTCGATAGCGGGGGCGTGGGCCTACATTCCGGCGTCGTTCAATGGACTGCGCACCACCACAGTCGATGAGAATAACTATCATGAGTCAGCGCTGGCTTATGGTGAGTCGAGTATGATCACGCCCGTGGTCTTGAGCCCTGGCATCAACCCAGAATCATTCGATTACGTGCGAACCTCCGACATGGCCAACCCGGTGGATGCGGCAGTGGTGCAGAACCGGCTCGTCTATGCCTCAGGCAAGACGCTCTTTTGGAATGACCCCGGATTCGCCAACGCCATCACCGGCAACAACGTCATGGATGTTCCCTCAGAGGAGCTGATTACATGCATCGCGGAGTTGAACTCGAACCTCATCATCTTCACAAAGAACGAGATGTGGCTCTACCAACCGTCCATGGGAGACATTGTTGTCGATGGGCGGCTGACCAGGGTGAGCGACACGGTGGGGTGCGTGGGTTCGAGCGCTGTGGCCAAGGTGGACGGAAGCCTTGTGTGGGTAGACACGGGCGGCGTTTACACTACGTCCAATGGCATCAGCATGAGCCNTCTTTCGGGGGAGATACTCCCCTTCTTTACCCGGCAGGGGATGAGCAACCCGCTTACATCCTACTTCGTCTCGACGCCCCGCTTTGGCCACACGACGCTCAGCGGAGAGCAGCCGATGACCACCCTTCGATTCGACTCGGAGGGGGTCAAGTGCATCTACGTGGCGGCGATGAAGCTGCTCGCTATCTCGATTCCGAAGCTCAGCGGGGCCCTCGTCCTGACGAACGGAAAGTGGTCGTGGTGGACATTTGAGTCAAGCGTTGCGGACGATGGCGCGGGCACCGCCGTTGTCGGCGTGACGCAGAACGTCCCATCACCATGGGTCCTCGGCTATCAGGACGACTTCTTCGTCATCGCCGGCCCTGACGTCCAAGCGCTTATTGATGATGCCGTGTCCGGCGGCGGCGGGGCGCTCAACGCCGACACCACCGACAGGTCGTTCTTCATCCTGGAGTACGGACGAGGGGGTGCGATCGATCGAAGCATCACCGACGAAGACGACAGGAGAATCACCGGGGTCGGCATTCGACACGGACCAGCCGGGACGGACTCTCTGGTGGGCTCTGCCGCCGGGGGGTTCTACTGCACGACCCGATCAAGGTGCCCGACGGATACACCTTCCCCGTTGGGGGTGAAATCGCCATACCGGGAAGGGACTACATCCTGGTTCCCATCTCCATCGTCTTGCCGCAAGACGTGTGGGACTTCACGGCCGGTGAGGGGGTTGACCAGATAGCTATAGGGTTGGGCTTTGACGCCGACCGGTGGCAGCCGGTCTATAATGGGGTGTACACTAGTACGATTGAGTTAATGCTCCCCCCGGAGCGCCTTGCCAGCGCCCGCGCCGTTGCAGGCACCGACCCGTGGACGATCGCAACCTACAGTGCTTATGACCCCACGGCGGGGTCCTTTGCTCTTAGGTTTGGCGTTCCTAGCCAGTCTGGTGGTTATCTTGCGGTGTGGTGGGACGGCCAACACGGCAGCCACTATCACAATCCGCACATGAACCTGACTGAAGGACGCCACAACCTCCTCATCTACTTGCCGTTCAAGCGCGTAGCCGCCCGGTTGGCCGACGACACCAGCGGCATGGGCTGGTCTGTCCTCAGCGCCACCGCCGGCACTGAGGCCTGGCTTGATGACAATGCTAATGGGATCTTGCGTCGCATCAGCCTCTTTGAGTTCAAGCGGTGGTCTCTCGGCAGTGGCTCTGTGCGGAAGGAGGACTCCGTGGCTCAGCCGGTCGACTGGGCCTACAAGTCCACCAACGTGGGGCTCGAAGAGGGCAAAGAGCTGAAGATGCGGGGTGTCTGGACCAACCTGCTGAGTCATGGCTCTGGCACCGACAAACTCAACGCGGCGTGGCCGTATGGCCTCTTCAACACCCTCGTCGGCAGCGACCGCAAGGAATGGATATCTCAGATCATAGACCTCTCACCGACACAAGCGGCCGTTGAGCAGCAGGACGAGACCTCTCCATTCGCCAGCACCAGCACGCTCCGCACCAGAGTTCAGCAGTCTGACGGCACCCTCGCCGACAAGGTCTTCCAGACCGGTGGCACAGACATCACCTGGGGCGACACCGGCAGCCAGGCCACAGGTAACCTCCTCATCGGTGACGAGGACACGAGTGAAATCTCAGTCAGCATGTCGGCCAAGGGTCAAAGCTTCAGCGTCATGCACTTTGGGTTCATCATGAACCGCGCTGAGCGACTCATGATGGAGGGCATCAAGGCCATTGTTAGGGTTGTTGGCGGTCGTCGAAGGAGGGGCAGGTAATGGCCTCTACTGGCATCTACGACCGGCTGTTGAGGCCGAAGAGCACACCGGAAGAGGAGTCTGATCAGGTTCAGTCCGANCAGGTCTCGGATCGAATCTCTCAGCTGGGGCTCTTGACCAAGGGGAGCGCGCTCAATGAAGAGCGCCTGACGGGAAACATCTACAACCTGGCACAGGGCGAGTACGGCGCATTCGACCATACGGCGGACCATGGCACCATCCACGGCACCGTCACAGGGGCCGTCTTCAACAAGCGCTGTCGGATTGCGGCCCCTGCTGTCATTACGGGCGTTACCTTNACTGACGATGGTGTGGAGGGGGCCCCTGAGTTGGTCCATGTGGCCTTTCCCAGCCGTGACACTGGCGTGATGTTTATGAACTGCACCTTCATCCGCAGCGGGTACAGCCCCACCTGCCACGTTCTGGTGGCGGCGGGGAGTGTGGCGATCTTTATTGGCTGCACATTCCGTGGGCTCAGCCAAGAGGCGGGGGATGTTATCGAGAACCAGAACGGTGCCGCCGCTGCTGTTCAGGTGATCGGATCGTTCAACTACACGAACAACTCCGATCTCGGCTCCAACGTTACGCAGGTGGGGGTCCTTGAGCCATGACCTGGAGACGGAACCCAAGAACCATCACCAAGGAGCACTTCTCCGACGGTACGACGATCGATGGCAACCGCCTCGATACGGCCCTCGATGACGTCGTCGAGCGCGTCAACGAGATCCCGTACGGAGACCTCCGCAAGCGGTGGGTGCCCATCACCTACGTGGCCGGCTGGACGCCGCAAGCGCCGAGCACGCTTGAGCATGTGGACGATCCGGATAAGTCGGACGAAGGCGAAATAGGCGCGACCCACCACTGGCCATGGATGGTGGTGAGAAACACGGGCACCGACCAGATTGTCGCCGGCACCACCGGCTCAACCGCTGGTGACGACGTGACCATCACCAACCCCTACCGGCTCAAGGGGGCCCAGGCTCCCGGCGTCTTCCCGTATGGAGGGGCGACGGTCGGCGTTGGCGAGTACACGTACACGTTCGGGCCGATAGGCTATCAATACGCCTGGACCCGCTCCTGGTTCCTGGAGAGGCCCAGCATACTTGACGCTATCGACCTTGTGTTCGAGTTAGACAACGACGGCACCCCGGNCGCAGCGGATAAGATCTATACCAACACCTTCCNCTATGGCACCACACCGCCAGAAGGCTACNCCGCATCGTCTGACGATCACGGCCTCGCNGTGATTGCGACCGTAGACAGCCCGTTTGACGTNGAAGACAAGAACATGGCTGACATCGAGGTGATGCGTAAGACGTTCCGCATCAATAACGATAAACTCAGCACCCTCCCAATCTCATACAAGTCCTCCTACGCACCAGAGTACACGGATTTCGNGCCAAAGCCGCAGGACACCACCGGCTGTGGGGCCTCTACCGTCCAGGGCGTGCGAGTTCACTTCGATCGGCTCAACATCCCAATCCATCAGAATGCCCGCCTGAGCGTGGCGGTTGTTATCCCCCTATACCCCGTTGCGATGCAGCCTTGCGGGTGGGTGCCTGACGCAGACTACCCGTATCCGTGGCTTCAGCAGAAGGTCCACATGACCGTCACCATGCTCGAAGAGGTGACCAGTGGCTAAGATTACACGCAAGCGCCTGGCACGCGGAACGAAGCTCATGCCCGACCATGTGTCGGCCCCGCTCGTGGCAGCCAAAGACGAACTGGAAGCCATCAACATAGAGAACGCGCAGATGCGGGCACCCATGGCCCCGTTCTGCGTCAACCTCACACTGCCGTACCTGAGCCATGAGGTGCATCCTCNCGGCACGATGTCCATTCCCTTCGGGCTGCCGCCGCTTCAAGAGAACTTCCTTGCCGGCGGCCTCTACGATGCAGATGCACCGCAGATGAAACTGAAGTCAGTTTCGTTCTCGTGGGACCAGCGCTCGGAGCCAGCTGCTATTGCTAGCCAGTTCTGGACCGAAAGCGGCACCCCCAACACGGGGAAGTATGGGTACTCGTCGGAGCAGGGGAAACTCACGTTTGACGATATCTTCAAGATGGACATCCACCTGTCCATTCACAACAAAGACCAGGCCTATCTGGGTAACGCTTACCCCTATAAGATGCAGCGTGAACTCTGGTCCATCACCCTCCCCGCAAGCCACTTCTCCGATGGGTCGCTGCGCACCAACCCGTTCATTCAGGGCGACCTGGATATCGCCGTAGACCCGCACAAGACATTCGTATTTACGGTCAGCTGTCCGGGCCTCCACGACACCGCTGGTCGCTTCCTCGTCATCCCCTCGATTGAGATATCTCTCAAGTTCGTTTGTGAACTGATGGCGCGCGATAGCGGTGAGACCGATGTCCAGAACGTCCCCCAGCGCGGAGGAAGCGGCAACAACAAGTGGGGGGCGAAGACTGCGCCGTCTGTCACCGTCACCACCCCGACGGCAGGGACCGCCATCGAGGCCGACGCATCTGATGGCGTTGAGTACAACGTTACGGCCATCGATGACCAGTTCATGGACAAGCTCGAAGGCGGCTACAATCGATACGGTGACGTTCCGCCCACAGAGACCATCAAGGACGACGCCGCTTACGAGGTCATCGCCGTACCGATATTTCAGAACTCAGCCAACGGAGGCATCACCGCTTACCCGACCTTCTCGGCGACGTGGCCATACATCGGAGACGCGGCGTCTCCCACTGCCGGACGCGGTCTCTTCGACCGCCGCATTGTCCCCATCCACCACTCTTACACCATCCATCACGCCATCTTGGCGTGGAACTGGACCAACTATGACCTGCTAGGCTGGGATGGCACTGGTGATAGGCCTATGGCGGGGGCCGGGTCTCCAACGGCAACGCAGCAGCGGGCATATCACGTGTGCCCCAGCAATGACGTGGGCCTCAAGGTGGGCGTGGGCATCGGCACTGGCATGGCTGGCGATGACTTTGGTTACGATGAGATAGCATCGCTTGCGCTCACCGACCCCAACAACACTGCGGCGGGCAATACCTACACCGACGGATGGGGTAATGGTACGACCCTGATTGACCGGATCTCGACATCCTCGTACCCGCCGGCAGCTCTGGTGTCCGATGGCGGTGGCGGGGTGACAGCGAAGCCTAAGTGGAACTGGGAGCTTCACTCGATCCCACTGGTTCCGGGCGGCCCATCCGGCACTGGCGCTGGATACTACACTCAGGGCAAGCCGGTGTTTGTTGGCCCCGGCTGGACCACCACCCAGGACCGCTCTGACCTTGACGGCTCCACCCCCATCACCAAGGGCGCTGAGCAGTGGATCGAGGTGCGAGCGCTCCTCTACCCCACAGACGCAGGCGTTGCCCTCTCGGATGCGGAGTACTCGTGGGACCCGCTCAAAACGCTCGGTGAGTATGCAAGCATCTTGGTAGGATACGGCGGGTGTTACGTGTATCTTATTTGCAAGAAGACCCTCACAAGGTAGGAGGACCCCATGTACAAGAGCAATCTCTTCCCCGCCGAAGGCGTGGGGGCACTCACTGGCCCCCCGGCACAGCCAGGCACCACTGGCGCATACGGCGCTCACGGGTTCACCTCAAAGCGCGGGAAAAGGGGTGTCCCCTTTAGCCCTGGCCGCTATGAGTTCGACCTTGACCCTGCCGTAGAGGCCCAGCTTGGAGCTGAGTACGCATCGGGGATGGGCCTTGTTGACGCGGAACGGGGGGCCTTGCAGGATTACATCGCCTCTCTTGAGGGCGCTGAGCAGCGAGGGCGCGCGGGGATTATGTCGGGCCTTGGGCGCGGCGTCTCCGGTGCGTTCGGCGGTGCCGGCGGTCGCGTGAGCGCCGCTGCGATGAGGCAAGCCGGCCTTGAGGGGGGCCAGGCCCTCTCTCAGTTCGAGACTGAAACGATCCCAGAACTCCAGCTGGCCAGGGCAGAGGGGTTTGCCAAGCAGAAAGCGGTGGAGGATAAGGAGCGGGAGAGGAAGGGCATTGCGAAGCAGGCGTTCATGGATTCCATCCAGGGCATCAAGAACAAGTACAGCAACTTCTTCGAGACGGATACACGCCTTGTGGCTGGTGAGATCTTAGCCATGGCGAACGCGGAGCCTGACCCGGAACTCAGGGCCTTCATGATCTCCGAAGCGGAGCGCATCCGCAGCACGCCGTCTAACTTGTTCACTATCGCGTAGTCAGGGGAACCATGGGACGCATCGTCATACCAAGACCGCGCCGCGATGCGGGCTCACGCTATAGGTCTATATATAGGGTCCCCATCGGGGACAAGCGTCACAAGTTTGACCCCCATAAGGACCTCGGCCTTCTGATGAAGGTGCTCGATACCGCCGTCGCAGTCGGTGGTAAGATCTCAGGCGCGGTGGGGGGCATTCAGGAGGGGCCAGATACGGCCCGTGCGCGTAAGCTAGTCGCCGACCGGAAGGCGGCTGAGGGGGCAGCAGCACCCGCCGCCACCTCCGACGCTGCGGCGGCTGAGAGCGCGGGGTTGGGCGACTGGAGTGCGGGCCCTGAGTCGTTCCTGCGAGAGTGGAGCGGGGCTATCGGAGCCCCTGTCCAGGGCGAGGGTGTGGAGATCACAAGCACCCCGCGTGGCACTGGAGCCTCAGTCATTCCAGGAGGGGGCGCGGTGGCCCCGTCACCTGAAGCGCGTGCAGACGCTGTTGATTATGACAAGGGCTACGCCGAGGGCGAGAAGGTTCGGCTCGCTCTGGATGCCCGGAAAGAGGCCATGGGCCGCTTCCGTGAGGCTGGCAGAGACATCCTCGGTGAAGCTGCCCTGCATGAGCCGAAGGAGTTCTCAACGCTTCCAGGCTCCGCGCTCGTGACGATCGCCGGCCCAGAGGACCCCGGCTCCGACCGGACCATCAGCGCGAGGGCGGATGCAGGGAAGCTCATATCCACCGCTCAGTACGAAGCGCTGGCCGACCCGCGCTATCGCGGCAAGGTGTCGGGCAGGGGGCTCCGTCAGATCGCAGCCTACGAGGCTGAGAAAAGACGGCGGTCCCTGCTGTCTGGCATTGAACCCGGAGCCACGCATCGGGACGCCAACCCCGAAGCGGCGTGGGCCAGGGCGGCGTCGCTGGTGCGGCGAGCAGGGCCCACCGGCAACGAGGAGGCCCTGGAGGAAGCGCAGCGCATTTACATTGACGTGCTCGATGGTGTCTATGGAGAGGTTGATGATGCCAGACGGCGTGAGATAGCCACAACGCCCGAGTTCACAGTGGTGCGCCAGCGCGCACACGCCCAGGCTCTCGTTGATCGAGCCGCAGAGACCGCAGAGCGCGGGTTCAGCGCTAATGATGAGGCGCTTTTATCCGAGGCCGAAGGGCTTTATATCGACGCGCTAGACCAAGGGCAGCCCGCAGCAATGAGGCGCAGGGTCAGTGGCACAGACATATTCAAGCGCCTGCGTGAGTGGGCAAACGCTCGTGATGCCAGAGCCGAGGGGCCACACCCAGGCGTTGGGCCGGAAGCACCCCCCGTGTCGCCGGCACCCGCCACCGGCCCAGGGGGGATCCCGCCAGGGCCATCGCCAACACCCCCAGAGGCCGCCCCCGACCCTGCCGTGGTGCGTGTTGACACAGCCGCAGCGGGGGGTGACCCAAGACCCGCCATCAAGGATGCGTTCGATAAGGCCGCCTCTTTGTATGCGGCGCTTCAGTCCGAGCGTAGAGAGGAGAGTGCTCGCGTATGGAATGTTGCGTTCCTACAGCGGCAAGACCTGGGAACCCTTCAGGCCCTCGGCGGCTTCGCCGATACGCCTCAGAAGCGCGCAATGCTGATGGATGCCATCAGTAAGAACAGGGATGTGCAGCCAACGAGCGTGAGCGATCTCCTTGGGATGGGTGAAGATCACGTAAGACGCGCCCAGAAGAAGGCGCTCAANGCCATGAAAGGCGCTGCCCCCAAGAGGACGGGCCCCAAGGCCGTGACCGACCTCGCCAAGAGCATCTACGGGATGAACCTCGAAGCCGCTAAAGACCGCAGGGCAGCCGCAAGAGAGGCGCGGGCCGCTGCACTCCATGGGTCTCAACTGGCAGAGCTGGAGCGCAAGGCGCGTGTTGGGGCGGCAACGGAGTCCTTTGACATCCGAGAGGCTGAGGCGATGGCCGACCTCCGAGAGGAGCAAGCTCGCGCCGCCAAGGCGAAAGCCGACAAGCTAACGCGCTTACGCAACCGTCGCGGAACAAGAGGGGACAGGGACGATAAAATCCTGGCGTACAACATTAACTTCAACCGGAACAAGATAGACTTCGACAACAAGACGGGCCGGTGGTCGGATGCGGCTCTTGCGGAGGGCCTCACGGAGGCCTGGGAGAGGGAGGGCTACGAGGGCCGCAAGCCCCAGCCGCATGAGCTAGAAGCAAGACGCGCGTCCCGATGGCGATACGAAACCGGGCCGTTTGCCGATGATACCTTCAACTCCGCTGGCCTGACGGCCAAGGGGAACGGGGCCTCAAGGAGCGTCGTAAGGGCGATTTCCGCTGGCGCGGATGACGCCGCAAGGCTGGAGAGGCATGTGGCCGCTGAGGCAGCGCGAGCGCGGAAGGCCGCAGAGATTCCCACCCAAACCTCCAACCGCATGGCGAAGCTGAAGGGCGAGATTGTGCAGATCAGGGAAGTGCTGAAGAAGGGAGAGATAACCGACGCCGAGAAGGCCAAGCTGGAGGCCCGGCTCAAGGGCACGGAGGCGGAAAGGGCCACCCTGGTTGAGCAGTCCGGCATCATACCCCTGTCCGATCTGTCAGCCATGGCNGGGGAATAGGGGCGTCTTGTGGGGTACGTCACCGTCGAGGGTCTCGGCCGTGTTGAGATCGCAGGCGATACGCCAACGAAGGAAGAGGCTCGCTTAATATTAAAGGCCAGTCGCCGTGTCGGCGCAGACAGGATGCCCCCGCCGGTAGACGTGCCCGTTACAGACGTTCCTGCTGGGCCGGATGATGACGATGACGTGAAGTCAGGCTTTGGTCGCGCGTTTGTAAACGGCCTATCGAGTGTGGCGCGTAGGTTCTCGATGGAGACCCCGGAGGCTCTCGAAGAGGCCATCCCCGGCATAGGCTATGTCCTTCCACAGACAAGCTTTCGCAGGATTACGGAGTGGGTGACCGGAGAGGACATCCACGAGGGCATCAACCAAGAGTGGAAGGACTGGGAGCAAGACCTCTATGCCCCGTCGGTAGAGGGCGTGGAGGAGGCGCTTGAGAGCCCGGAGAANCTCCTCACTTTCGTCGCTGAGTCTGGAGTNAATGCGCTTCCCGGCATGGCGCTCGCCATGGCGTCGCTGCCTGCGGCTGCCTTCTCTCAGGTGGGGAATGTTGCGCGCCAGAGGGCCGCAAACCGTGGCGATGACAAGGTGAACGTTGCGGATGTTGCCATCGGCGGGGTGGTGGGTGTCGGAAGCGCCTACATGGACAAGGTGGTCGGGCGCGGTGTTCTGAGCCCGACCGCAACCGGCAAGACAGCGGTCAGAAGAGTCGCGACCACTGCGGCCAAGAGCGCACCCGCTGAGTTCCTGTCGGGCGCTGGTGAGGCGGTGGGCGAACAGATAGGGACCAGGGAGGAGGGCCTCTATGGCGTAGACGTGAAGGAGGCCCTCCTCAGGGGGGCCGGCGAGGCGCTTGTGGGCGCTGGCATCGGCGGCGGTGGTCGCGCCACCGTTGAGGTCGCGCGCGGCCCAGCTAGCAGGCTCGCTGCGACCAAGTATGCCGAGGAGTTGGCTGGGGCAAAGATGCCCGGCGGTGTCGCCGTCGCTGCCCAGGACCTTGACCCTGACGTGGCTCGCGAGGCCGCTCGCGCAGAGTCGATCGCCGTCGAAGCGGCTGATGCTCCGGTGGCCGTCGCGGAAGTGTCCGTTCCGCGTAGGCCGGGAGTTGAGCCAAGCGCACCATCGGAGGCCCCGCCGTCTAGCGCGAAGGAGAATGCGGAGCTGGCAAAACTCATAGCCGATCCGGCCGCCCCAGATGAGGCCGTACACGCCAAGGCCATGTCGGTGCTCGCAGGTGAGTACGCTGGAGAGGCCGGGGTGGACCCGCGCGCCCTTGCTGCCAAGCACGCCCACATGGACCCCGTCATGCTTCAAGCGGCTGATGAGCTTGGCATGTCGAAGGGTGCCAAGAAGGCGCTCACCGCCCGCGACCGCATGCGGATTGCGGACGTGCTTCAGGCTGCCGAAGCAAGCGGAATGAAGCCAACAATGGGCGGCATCGGGGAGGTCAACCAGCCAGCGAGACTCATTAATCTCATCGAAAGCATCAACAAGCGCGACCACACCCCGTCCGTCGTTGAGCAAGCCGCCATCCATGCAGCGGTTATGCTGAATAAGCGGGCCCATCAGGACATCTTGGATGCCGTCAAGGGCGGTAAGGCAAAGTCGGAACTGTCCATGGAGGAGTTGGCCGCAAGGCTGACAGCGGTCAACAAGAACATCCTGGACGCAGCCCTGGCCCTCAGAACGGGCGGCTCAGCGCTTTCCAATGCGTTCCGGTATCGACAGTTTGTCGCGAACAAGATTGAGAGCCTGGTCGACGCCAAGGCCGAGGCAATGCTCAAGGCGGGCGGCCAGCTAACCGCAAAGCAAACCGCCAAGATCGAGAAACTCTGGCGCGATGCTGCCAAGCTTGAAGGCGCTGCTTCGCGCGCTCGCAAGAAGGCCGAGCATGAGCGCCGTGTAGCACTGCGCCTCTATAGGAGCGCACAGAAGAGCCGCAACACAAGGGCCATGGACAAGGCCGAGATCGTCCTTGAGAAAGCGGAGGACGATCTGGTCAAGGCCGCCCACGCAGCTAGACGTGCCGAGCGCGAGAAGGCCCAAGCGGCAACCACCGTCACCACCCCGAGGCTCTTCAGGTGGTACAAGAAGCTCTTTGGTGCCACGCTTGTGCTCAGCTCCTCTGGCGATAACTCGGCCCTCGGACGCCAGGCCATCGGGCTCGTGCTTCAGAATCCAGTCATGGCCATCAAGACGCTCCCCATCGCGTTTCAACTTGCGCCATGGTCAAGGTCCAACCGCGCGTTTGCGCTGAGGACGCAGAAGGCCATCATGAAAGCGGAGATGCAGAAGATCAGAGACCTGGCAGGCCTTGAGTTGACCGAGATCGAGGGGCTCTCCAACGTCAAAGATGGCGGCATGCTGGCGCGAGAAGAACTGTTCATGTTCCGCGCGCTTGAGTCGGGGGCCCTTGGCAACAACCTCATCATCCCCTCGCAGAACGCCTTCGGACTCACCCTCAACCTCCTTCGAGCGGCCAACTTCGACCATGGCGCTCGACTCCTTGCCAAGGCGCACGGCGCTGACCCAACAGACATCAAGAGCATCAGAGAGAACGTCCCCGCCGCAGACCTGAAGGGCCTCGCACTGCTCATTAACGCAAGCACGGGAAGAGGTGACTGGGTTAGTGGCCAGGGCGCTCTCGCGAGCCTTATGCGCAACATCATGTTCGCGCCGCGCTTCACGATGTCCAGATTCGAGACGCCTTACCGGGCCATGGAGGCCATGCTGGGGGTCGGGAAGTTCAAGGGCATCTCGAAGAAGGCGCGGCGGCAGTTCCAGCTGAAGATCGCGAAGAACCTGGCCTTCCTCGTGGGCCTCGGCATGCTGAGCTGGCAGCTTGGCGACGACGACCCGGAAGAGAACATCAGCAACTTCGTCGACCCGCGCTCAGGTGACTTCCTCAAGCTCCGCGTTGGCAACTACCATGTGGACTTGACCGGTGGCATGGGGTCTACGTGGAGATACGTCTTACCGCTCCTCGTGGGCGGCGAGCGCCCCTCTGCCGCCATGGGCCAGATGGTGAGGAACAAGGTGGCCCCTCTGATTGGCGCGTTTGAAACGATCAGAAAGGGCACCGACTTCAGAGGGCGCAAGGTCACCATGGAGGCCATGAAGACAGACAAGGCCATGGAGGAGTTCTTCAATACGAAGATAAACAACTCGGTGGCTATCGCGCTGCACCGAGGTGTCTTTCCAGCCATGGGCGCTGCCACACCCATTACTGTTCAGAACGCCGCCGAAGAAGCGTGGGACGCCATGACTGGTAAGGAGAAGAAAGACCTCGAAAGGATTCTCCCCGTCATCCTCGATGCCTTTGGCGTTGGGGCCAGGCACTACAAGCCGACGAAGCGAGGCCGAAAGAAGACGCTCAGGCACCTGCTGTGATCACACTCATGCAAGACCTCATCCGCGCTATCCGCTCTCGCATCAGGCCACATGACGCACTGGCGTCGGTGGCCGAGGCATGGCTGGAACAAGGCGCTACCGAAAGCCAAGGCTCCAACGCAGGACCAGACGTCTCCTGGTTCATCCACGATGGGGGAGGAAGACCAAGCGCCAAGCCACCCTGGTGCGCTTACTTCGTCTCCTCCTGCTGCCGCCAAGTAGCACGCGCTGGGTTCGGCATCTCCTACGTGCGCAGCGGACGGGCGGTCAGCCATTGGATCAAGGCCCCAGAAGAGCGCCGTATAGCGCGTGATGACATCTGGGTGATGCCCAACCCCCGTGGAGTCATCTTCGTCCGCACAAGGATGTCTAAAGCCGCCTCTGAGAGGGACAAGGTGCTCAATGGCATGAACCGCCAAGGCCACACCGGCATCGTCGTTAGCATAGACAAGGAAGCTCGAACCGTTACCTGTGTGGCAGGGAACTCCTCTGGGTATGGACACAATCGCGTCTCCGGTGGTGGCGCAGTGGCCATGGAAGTGATGCAAGATGGTGACGAAGCATGGCAAAGGCTGGTAGGCTTCGTCCAAGTGGTCGGTCGATCGAAGGACGTCTCATGAAATATCTCGCNACGCTCATCCTTCTCATGCTCTTCGCTGGCTGCGGTAGCACCTACCACCTGGCCACCGGAGGCTGGAAGCTCAGCAAGGTGAAGGGCGAGGGGACCTGCCTCGTTGTTCATGGGCCCATCGACCCAGAAGTGGTGCGCGTATGTATCGCTGCGCCAGAGAACCTCAAGGTCAGCAAGACCGTAGCCAAGGAGCTGTGCGGTGGCATTGACTGACGAGGACAAGGACTTTCTCAGGATTCCCATTATCACCGCTACGTTCCTGGAAGTACTGGCAAAAACCACAGGGGTGGACACCTTTCATGCCGCCTCAGCAGCCCTACAACTTGTGCCGATAGAGCAAATCGCTGAATCTCTCGCCGCATTGAGGACCGATGAGGTCTTCATCGAGGCCGGCTCGATTGAAATCGACGGCGTCGGTATCGAAATCTTCGACGACGAGGAATAGACATGATCAAGAAGGTTCACTCCACCCCCATTGATGCNTCGGAGACCGCCGTCATCGCCGCTGCCCTGGTGGCATGCGCGCTCCACATGGGCGGCTTCATCATCCTGGACCCCATCGACTATGGCGTAGCCATCGGCGCTGTCTTTACCCCGTTGGCCATGTTCTGCATTCGACTCGTGCTTGCTGTCGGCAAGAAGGTCGAAGACGCAGTCGAAGGAGACGGCGATAAATGAGCGCCGGCACCTGGATGAGAAGTAATATTGTGGCTGTCGCCACCTGGGCCGGCGTCATGCTGTCCTTGGTGGCGACCACCGCCGCCAACATGGCCATCGCTGACAAGACTCAGCAGTCGCTGGTGTCCAAGGTCGAGGGCCATGACGAAGACATCGTCAAGCTAGAGTCAGACGTGCGCTCGGTGCGTGAACAGCAAGCCCGCCTGGTGAAGGTGGTGGAGCAGACCGAGGTGGTGCTCACTGACCTCGGACGCACGACGACGGAACTCAAAGTGATGGTTCAGACCATCCANCCCTGATGCCCCTGGCGATCAAGGATGAGGAGCTGTTAGAACTCCTCTCCGATGCGCTGCTGCGTGTCGACGTTGGCTCCATCATCATCGTCACCGAAATGGACGACGAGCCCACCAGCATAGACGATGGGTTCGCGTTCATCATACCCCCCTGGGGGGAGGCCTGACGGGAGCACACCTCTACGGTGAGGCCCCAGAAGAGAACAACGGCGAGGAACACGAGCGCTGGGATGGTCTGCTCTTGTGGGTCTCTGTCGTTATCTAGTTTCAAAATAAGCCCCCGGCAGGGTCGATGAGGTTGTAGCAAGTGATTGTGAACCGACCTGCCAGGGGCCCAGACTATCAGGGTACTAGAAGTTGAGGTCGTCGTCCCCATAAGGATTACCACCGGCCCCCTGAGCACCCCCCTGCTGCTGCGGCTGCTGCTGGGGTGATCCACAGAACTCGAAGCGATACGCACGCACGTACCTCTTCGTCCGCTTCTGCCCCTCCTTGTCGGTGTACTCGTCGGACTTGAGTGAGCCCTCGATGTACACCATCTCACCCTTCTTGCACCGGCCGATCAGCTCAGCCTGCTTGTCCCACAGGGTGACGTCATGCCAGTCGGGCTTCTGGGGACCCCTGGTCGCAACCGACACGTTGGCCACAGGGGTGTTGTCGCTCCCTACCCGGCGCACCTCTGGGTCTGCGCCAAGCCGGCCCATCAGTATTACTTGGTTTGCCATAGTCTCTTCCTCCTTGCTGCCGCCTTCTGGCGACGTACGATGATTCTCAACTCTCTCTGCCAACAAGGCTCACAACGAACCTCGCCTCCCTTGATGAAGCGCTTGCAGTCCATGCAGCGCTCGCGTTCTAGTACGTGGACTCGTCTAATATCCCTGCCTCCCGTAAGTGCTTGATGAGGATGGCCGCCGAAAGCTTGCTGGCTGTCATGCCAGCGCCGGGGTTATCCCTGTTGAATGCCCAGATATACTTATCCACTGCGTCTCGCACGTATCTGGGCACGTACGACTGGATGACCACCTTCACATCAGGCGCTATCCGCTTCTCCTTGGGGCGGTCAGCACTGGTGTGACGCTTCAGTCCCTTCCTCGGCATTACCTCTCCTCCTTCCAGTTAAGAAATCCATTCATCCCCCGCTCAGTATCAAGCATCGCCGTCAGCTTGCGCCGTTGGGCAGACGTCATCCCGCTCGGACGGGGGTTGCCCTTCGCCTCCATCCACGCAGCGACCTCGTAGTAGTCCAGGTCCAGGTCCATGGTGAGCTTCGCCATGAAGGCACCCCTGCCCTGCTGCCACGACTCATCGTGCTTGGCCTTTCGTTCTACCTCCGCAAGCTTGGCCTTCTCTTCTGGCGAGCGGAGGTCATCAAAAGGGACGTCGCTCTCCTGCGGACGAGACCATTGCCTCTTGTCCGGCTGGAACGAGCGCCCGGTCGACTCCATCGCTGCGTTGGCGTCGTCGTCCTCCGTGTCGCACAAGGCCAGCAGAGCGCCTAACCCATACCGCCTGGCGTACGTGCATGCCGAGCCCTGCCCTTGAGGGTTCTGCTTGCCATACAGCAGGCGCACACGAGCCTCCACGTACTGACCGCTCTCGGCATGCGCCACTGCGGTCACGCAGAAGTCCGAACCATCCTCGCTGCCGTCCATGTAGTGGAGGATGACGAGGCCGTGCTTGTTGCACTCCCTCGCCACGCTCGTCAGGTCCTCAAGCGTGATGTACTTCGACCTGAAGTGAGGGTTGTCCCCAGACTTCGCAACCCTTGGGTTGGTCGATTGGAAGGCCAGCATGGCCTTGAATAGTTCCGGTCCTGGGTTACTCATTTGCTGCCTCCTTTGGTTGTGCCCAATCGCGCCTTGTCCACCCCGCCACCTCCTTGCCGAGCTTCTCCAGCCTGTCTAGGTGAGGGCGATGAGGGAACGTCCCGGTTTCCTCCCACGCCTTGATGGTCATCCTGTGAACGCCTAGCCGGTCAGCCAGCTCCCGCTGACTCGCAAACATCACACTCAGACGCATCTTTAAGAGTTGCCCCTTCCAGTGCCCCAGGTTGTAGCCCATGCGGTGCGCTCGCCTCTCCGTGTAGCTACTCATCCTCTCCCTCCTTGTGCTTGTTGTTGTCGAGCCACTCAGCGAGCGGCAGGTAGATTGCCCTGTACATCTCATGCTCCGGGCTGTTGGCCCCAATCTTCACGAGGTGAAGCCAGACGTCCTTGAGTAGCGCGTAGTCGTTCATCACCCTCCCTCCATCACATGCTCTGTGGTGGTCTCGGTGACGGGCCAGCGACGACGCACGACCGCCATGATTGCGTCCATATCGTCGGTCTTCGTTGGCCCACCCGTGTGCTCCATGATTGTCACCGCCAGTGCGTAGCGTAGGTTCTCGAACTGGCTTTCGTTCAATCTGTTCATCACCCTCCCTCCATCACATGCTCGGTCACCACCTCGGTGACGGTGATGCCGTCGATGACGCGCCCCTCCTTGTGAGCTGCGACGACGGCGGACTTGTTGAGCCTTGGCTCCGTGAGGTAGCACCCAGGGAGTGCGTCAAGGCTGGGTGCCGAGACCTCGTAAGACGTGCGCTTGTTGAGCCGTACGAACCCGTCAGGGGTCTCGACCTTGTCGACCCCAGGGTTGAGTTCCCTGTTGGCGATGAGCAACTCCATCATGTAGCCACGCACCCGCTCGGCCCCACGCTCACGCTGCTTGGCCTTCGCTGAGACCCGCCTGGCCTCAGCCTTGAGCACCTCGGCCTCACTCAGGAGGCGCACCTTGACGGCCCTCAATGCCTGAAGCTTGTCGCCAATCTCCCCGCAGATGAGACCGAGCGCCTCCACCCAGTCATCGTAGCGCGCCTCGTCGACCTCGCCCTCCTCGTCGGCGACGTCCATGAAGAGAGACGCCAGGTGCCGTGCGTCACTCGCGATGTCAAAGGTTCGTCTGTTCACTGCTTCCTCCTTGCCTGGTTAGAGGCCGTACTTGCTGAGACCGGGAATGTCCGAGAACTCGGCTGAGCACATCATCCCGCAGCCCTGGCAACGGGATGTTTCAACAGTGCATCCGTTGCCGATGGGCTTTACGGCAACAGTCTCGAAGCGGTGCTTGCCAAACTTGTCGGCGGGCTTGGGGCACGCCTCACCGTATGGTGGGTGGGGGTAATCGAATCGCGTCTCGTTGGTCATGGTCTGCTCCTAAAAGGGTATCGACTCGTCGTCGGTGGGTAGTGTTGAGGTGGGTGGTGTTGGGGGCTTCTCGATGTCGGCCACCGTCGCCGACAACTCAGAGAGCAACCCAGCCTTCTCGATGGGGTAGAGGCTGTCGCCGCCCAGCGAAGACGCTGGCGCACGCTTGGCCACCCAGAGGCACATCTTCAGCAGCGGCAGGAGTTCCTGCTCGCGGACGTGTCGTCCGTAGTCATACCCCTGGTTGAACTCGGCGATGGCATCGATGGTGCCGGGGTCATGCGCGCTCATTGGATACCTCCTCTCGGATACGGTTAGGCGTGACGTAAGTCACGGCGNAGTGGGACTGCTGAAGGTGACNCACCTCAGCGAGCGCCTCCTCTAGCTCGGCACGGAAGGTGCGCAGGAAGTCATGAGTCTCGAACACGTCGACGCTAGCCATCTCGGATAGATGGTAAGTCTCTGTCTTTGCTGCACATTCCAGCGAAGACAGCAGCTTCAGCGCTTGTGCCCTGAACTCCGCACACGTCTCGTGTAGACGCTCTCGATGAGCGTCGACCGGGTCGAACATCTTTCTCTCCTTGGTTGTTGGGTTATGGTGATTCACCACATATCACGGTGACTCATGACCGTCAAGGGCCAGGCACCTCTCCGTTCTCCAGCGCGTCGGGGTCGATGGTGTTGAGCAGGTGCTTGAGGTCGAGGTTCGCCATGACGAAGTCGCCGTCGGCGAGCCACCGCTGGATGAGCCTGAGCGCCTTGATGATTTGGTCTTGGCTCATGGTCTAGCCCTCCTCGGACTTGCGTTGAATGACCCACTTACCCCGCACGTGGCGGGACTCGCCGGACTCATCATCGATGTAGCGGAAGACGGTGTCCCAGTACACGTCACCCGCCTTCACCTTGCCGTCAGCGTGGTCGCGCCGAGCGGTGCGCCGCTTCTTGCTGACCATCTTCTCCCACGTACCCCCGCCGCAGCGGTCGGATGTGTAGGTGTAGCCAGCGTCATCGAGGCGGGGACGCTCGGACTGCTCAGGGTCGTCGTCGTCCGGCTCGTCGCCAGCACCCGGCCCGTAGCAGGTCTCGCAGTCGGTCGCTCCGCACATTTTGTCCAGGCACGCGAAGGTGCCAGCGCGAGGTCGGCGAGGTGCCGGGCCTTCGTACCCATCCTCGTAGTAGTCCAGGTCAAAGCTCATTGTCTAGCCCTCC